GTGTGGCATCTATGTCCACCCTTTTTGGAACGCTACGTGATGGTAGGTTCCAAGACAACAACACAATCGAACTACCAAGCAATGAAGGCTCTGAGGGTTTAAAGACCTTAGTTCAAGAACTTATTACTTGGAAGCCAGATACTAAGAACCCTACAGACTGCGTAATGGCTCTCTGGTTTGCAGTTATTCGCTTACGCGAATTAATGCAGCAAGGTTCCAATGTAGCACGATATCAGAACAACCGTTGGGCTACTAGAATGCAACGCGCACAGCGTGGCTACATCAACTTAGATGATGCATTCGCAGACCAATGGAATGAAAACTACGGATAAGGATTTATTATGGCGGCAAGGAAACCAACAAAGAAAGCTGCATCAACTGGTAGTCCAACTCTTGATGCATTAACTGCTGCTAAAAAATTCAAAGCACCTAAAGATTATAAGCCTTTGAGCACTAAAGAAAAACTTGGGATGGTTGCTACTATTGTTGGACCAGGTAAAGTTATAAAAGGTGCTAAAGTTGCCACCAAAGCCGCAAAGACTATAACTGCAACAAAAAAAATAAAAAATGTTGCAAAAACTACTAAACAGTTTGATAAAGAAATGACTGCTTTAGGTCGCGCTGCTGGTTGGACAAAAGGACCAGGAAATAAGCAAGCAGCCAAAAATATAAGATATGAAATTTCTAGAACAAAAGGCAATGTACCTATACGTAGTAGAAATAAAGCAGAAACAGAATTAGCTCAATATAAAATGGGTAAAATTGGCGGGAAAAAAATTCAAGTTGTTGATACTAAAAAGAATAATGAATATATAAGTAAACAATTAGATAAACATGTAGATAAAGAATTGCAAAGACTTATTGAAGGTAGAAAAAATCAGTCTTGGAAGATGCGCGGAAGATAAGGATTCAAATGGCATTATCAATGGAACAGGTAGCAGCACGTGTCAACTCGTTGCGCTATCGCAGCGTAGACCGTGATGCCCGTGCTCAAGATGTACTAGCTGTACGTAAGGGCCAAATTGCATCTGTCTATCCTGACTTCTTTCCAGAAGGCGTAGATGCCAACGTAGTTGCCAACTTTATCGATGTAGTAGCACGTGACCTTTCTGAGGTTATGGCTCCACTACCTGCAATCAACTGTTCTGCAGCAAATGCGGTTAATGACCGCGCACGTAAGTTTGCTGATAAGCGTACACGTATTGCATCTAATTATTTTAACCACTCAGACCTAGCAGTACAGATGTACTCTGGAGCTGACTGGTATATTACTTATGGTTTCGTTCCTTTCATGGTTGAATTGGACGAAGAAGCGAAGTTGCCACGTATTCGCATAGAAAATCCTATCGGGTCCTATCCTGAATTTGACCGCTATGGACGTTGCGTTGCCTTTGCAAAGCGCTATACAATGACACTGGGTGAACTATGTTCACAATTCCCAGAGTATGATAGCCAAATTCTAGGTCGTGCTGGTTATGACCAGGACCTAACTGCTCAGACTGAAATGATTCGTTATTACGATAAAGACCAGTCTGTCATCTACCTACCTGAAAAAGGTAACTTAATATTATCTCGCGCAGCTAATCCGCTGGGCAAGATGACAGTTGTCGTGGCGCGTCGCCCATCTATTGATGGCGAGATGCGAGGACAATTCGATGACGTATTGGGTATTCAACTTCTTCGCAACCGTTTCGCTTTACTTGCAATGGAAGCAGCGGAGAAGAGCGTTCAAGCACCAATTGTATTACCTCAAGACGTGCAAGAGCTACAGTTGGGTGGCGATGCGGTTATACGCACAGCCAACCCTGCTGGAGTTCGTCGTGTAGAACTGTCAATTCCTCAAGGTGCATTTGCTGAATCACAGTTACTTAATCAAGAACTACGTTCTGGTACACGTTATCCAGAAGGACGTTCTGGTAACATCGATGCATCTATTGTTACCGGTCAAGGTGTACAGGCTCTTATGGGTGCATTCGATACCCAAGTTAAGTCTGCACAAGCTATCTTTGCATCAGCACTTCGTGATGTTGTTTCAATCTGTTTTGAATTAGATGAAGCAGCATATGCTGTAGAAAAGACAATTCGTGGTGTGGACTCTGGCTCACCATATGAAATTACATACCATCCTTCAAAGGATATCAAGGGTGATTACTCTGCTGATGTTCGTTATGGTATGCTTGCTGGTCTTAATCCAGCCCAGGGACTTATTTTTATGCTACAAGCACTAGGTGGCGGTCTTATCTCTAAAGATATGGCTATGCGTGAACTCCCATTCACTGTCAATGTTACTCAAGAACTTGAGAAAATTGAAGTTGAGAATATGCGCAGTTCTTTACTTAGTGGTATTACTTCTATGGCTCAGGCTATCCCAGCGATGGCTACATCAGGCGCTGACCCTTCAAAGGTTATTAAGCAAATTGCAGATGTCATTAGTGCACGTCAAAAGGGAGTTGCATTAGAGGATGCAGTAGCGGAAACATTTGCTCCAGAGCAACAAGTTCCTCCTGCTGGGGCCGCAACCCCTCCTGTTGAGCAGCCGTCCCCTGCTCCAGCCGCAGCCCCAGTAGGAGGCCAACCTTCTCCTTTGGCTCCCGCAAGACCAGCACCAGATATTCAAACAATCCTTTCTACGCTAAGTGGAAGTGGAAAAGCAACAGGACGAGTTACAACTCGCGGTTAATTTAAGGTAAGGGACGATGACGACTATTGTTGGTATCCAACATGAGAACTACTGTGAAATACATGTAGACTCACGCATTACAGATGATGATGGTCGAATATATTCTCATCCAGATATGAAGAAGTACGCACAACGTGGTGCTTTTGTTATTGCTGGTAGTGGTGAGGTGCTACCTTGCGATATTGCACAGAATGTATGGACCCCACCTAAGCCAACTGAATATGATAAAAATAATCCATATAAGTTTATGATTACTAAGGCTATGCCTTCATTGCGTAAAACATTAATTAATAATGGTTATAACTTTGATGAACCTAAAGAAAAAAATGATGTTAGGTTTCATTTTATTATTGCTTTTAATGGTGAATTGTTCGATGTGGACCAAGAATTGACTGTAACCAGAGATGAATCTGGATTATATGCTGTAGGTTCCGGAGCGCCATATGCGTTAGGTGCGCTACTTATGGGAGCAGATGGCGAAGAAGCTCTTGATGCAGCAGCTAAGATTAGTGTATACACAGCACCACCTTTTTATTCAATAGTACAACAACCAAAGAAAATTAAGTAGGAGGAACTATGGCTGAAAATCGTGGAGGAATGCGTCCAACTGCACCACAGAATAATCCTATGAATATTAGTGCCGTTGGTGGAGCAGGTCAAAGCGGAGACTATAAAGGTTTTGCTTATGGTCAGAATAAAGAAATTAATCAAAATCGCGTAACAGGAAATCAGGCGGTTAGGGATATCATGGCAAACCAGCCAGTAACAGATGCAACTTATGGTGGAATCAATTTACCTAAATTAGGTACATTAATGGATGACACCAATAATCCATCTGAGCCAATTTCTGCTGGTGTAGATTTTGGTAAAGGTGTAGGTTCCGATGCCCTACCTAAGAACTTTCAGAACAATACACGTCCTGATGAGAATGCACAAATTGTACAACAGTATTTGCCTGATTTAGCACTTGCTGCACAATCACCAAATGCGCCTGATTCGTTTAAGCGATTTGTCAACTTTTTAGCAACGAGTTTATAATGGCAGATATGGTATTCGCCCCTGGCAGTTTCTTCGATAATGTCGACAAATTTGCCAATTCGTTAGGGTATCAAAATGCTGGTATCGTAATGGAGTTAGCAGCAATTCCTTGGAATTCTCCAGAAGAGCGCGATAGGTTTATCGTAGGGCTTACTGGTGAAGATGTCAAGGGTGGAAACGAAAAGTATTATATTAAAAATAAGTTTTAGGAGGTAAGAATGGCTTGGTGGAATACATTCACAACAGCCATATCAGCACTCCCTGCCGCTGGTAAGCGTCTAACTGGTGGTGGAAATTATCTAAGCCAAGAAGAACAGCAAAAAGAGCAGGTTCTTCATAATGTGGTTAAAGACGGATTAGCTAATCTTGATAAGATTGGCAGTAATGTTCCCGGCTTTGGCGTAGGCAAAAAGGCTATTAAGGGTGTCGGAGATAAGTTACTCCAGGGCGCTGTAGCGCTTAACCAAGAAGTTCTTTCTCCGTACGTATTTCGCCCAATTTCAACTGCGGC